ACATGACCCGCGAGGCATTCAATGATTTCTACGGAGATGACGACCGCAGCGAAATGATGATGCTGCACGGCGCAAACGGATAAACCCATAGCCGCGATGATCGCGGTTATCGTCGGGGCTGCGGTCGATACTGGCCCGGTCGCGTAAGACCCCGGCGCAATAAAAGGAGAAACGACACATGACCCACGCAAAGAATATGCAGACGCTCAACCGCGCCATTTACGACGCGATACGCTCCGGCAACCGCGAGGGCGCAAACGTCACCGCGCTGCGCGAGATGGCAGCGGACATAGACCATATCATCGACCACGGCTGCACGCGCGAAGAAATGCGCAACCGCATCAAGGCGCTACGCGCAGTCCAGCAGGCGGGGTGGACAGCATGAGACACTTCATCGAAGACCTGCTCGGTGCAATCTGCGTGATGGCGCTGCCGTTTATGCTTCTGTTTATCGCTTACGGATGGGGGTTCTGATGGCTGACGTATTAAAGGAAATCGCAGAAGTTCACGCGCCAGGTACTGACCGCGAGCGGTTTGTTTGGGCAGTTGTTGGCTCACTTGGAGGCGTTCACGTTTGGGCGCAACGCTTGCCGGAAACGACGTTGGCTTTGGGGTCCGGTCTATGGGACTACCCATTTTATGGCGGTGTCGAAGTTCATCGCCGAACCCCTGCGGAGTACGATGGCTCCGAGCCGTCTCACAAAGAATGCTGGCTGCTTGACGGCCCGTGCTGGCACGATGGCTCTTCTCTTTACTTCTCTGACCATATGTCTCCAACACTTAATGCACTGGGATTGGAGTCAGGTGGAGCGACTTCTTACGCTCTGAGCGAAGCCCGCTCATGGTATCGTTCGCATTTTGAAGGGGAAATGTAATGGCTTCTTGGCTCTACCCGCCCGCCTTCGAGGAAACATTCTGCTGTGATTATTGCGAATGCTGCGATTTCAGCGAGGATGACCTGACAGAATACGAGCGCGACAAGTGGGCTTGCGACCAGTGCGCCCGCGCCAATGACGAAGAAGCCGCCGCTATGCAAGAGATGGCGGATGACGATCTTGCACATGCTATGATGGAAAGGAACGCAGGACTATGACCCAATACACATTCGGACCAGTGATAATAGAACGCAAAGACGAACCCGGCGTTCTGGTCGCCAAGTGCCTGAGCGGTGGCTTTTGCTGTCGCGGCTACATCGGCGGGACGTGCGTTTGGAACAAGAGCGAAGACGGCCAGTCCCGCAAGCTGCCAATCGAAACAAACGAAACACCCGATTGGTGCCAGTATAAAAAGAAATCTATCAAGGACGCAGAGGAGATGAACAATGCGTAAACTGACAATGACCCTTATCGCCGCCGCGACACTGACGGCTTGCACAGCCACGCCCGAGATGATTGCGGCACAGAAAGACCGCTGCACTCAGCTTGGGTATGCGCCCGGCACCATCGAACACGCTCAGTGCGCAGAGCGCGGCACAGGCCAGCAACAGGCCGCACAGAACGCCGTGGCCGCGTCCGCTGCGTCTCAGGCAATCACTGCGGCAATCGTAAGGAATATGTTCTGATGAAGCTGTTTACCGTATTGATTGCTCTTTACGGCGTGAGCGGGGAGGAGGTGGAATCCCGCGTCCTCTTCCCAAGCGCCACAGAGTGCGGAAACGCCATTGAACACGTCCACGCGGCCTTGAGCGCGTCGTATGATGACGTGGTCATCCTTTGCGACCGTACACGCCTATTGAGCGCCTCACCGCGCCCTGTGGCCCGTCCAGAGGGGCTGGGGCAGTGACCTGTTGCTCTGGTGATTGCGAGCAGGGGCGTAAATGCCCCCGCCGCTTTGTTGACCCGCGCCCGTTCTCGGCGCTGGTCCTTGTTGGCATCGCTGCGCTCTATGTGGCGGTGTTGCTCTTGGCTTGGAGGGTTTGGTGATGGGTCAATTACCAGAAGGCAGAAAGCCTCTGCTGTGGAAAGACATGCCGTTTGCAGACCGCCCCAAAGCGCATCCCAGCACTGAGCGGTTAGAGATTGATAAGCTGAAAGAGAGGGTGGCTGAGTTGGAAAGTATTGTTCTGGATTATCGCCACGTACTTAACTCAGCAAAAACAGGGCGTGATCTGTATTGCGGAATGTATGTGGCGAAAGAATACCACTTCACACGCGATCAAATAGACGCGGCGTTGAGCAAAATAAACGCCGCACTGAAAGGGAAAGACGATGGATGATTTGAAAGAACGTCTGCGAGCCAATGGACTTGATGAGTGCGACGAAGCAATAGACCGCATCGAAGCCCTAGAAGCCCGCATCGCCAAGGCGGATGCGCTTGTGAATGCGCTCAGAGAATACGTTGATGCCGAGGGGGAACTTGGAGGCTCTGGAAGTCCAGAAGATCATGCTTTGATTTTTGACACATGGGATGTCGTGCAAGCCAGCCTTGCCGCCTACCGCGAAGGGTCCGACACATGACAGAAGCACCAGAACAGATTTGGGCTTGGGAATATAAGGGCAACTCGCCTTGGGGTCCAATCAAACCTGATTTGAATGTTGTCACTAACGGGGCTGAATACATCCGAAAAGACGTATCAGATGCACTTGTAGCAGCGGCGCGGGAGCAAGCGTTGCGGGATGCAGCTCACGTTGCAACTGAATATGGCGAACAGCAATACTCAGCCAACGTAGAACATCATCCAAAGTACGCAGATGATGCTCAGGAAGATGGACAAGAAATAGCACGTCTAATCCTCGCCATCACAGAAAAGAAAAACCCCGGCAACGGTTGAGGCTCCGCGCCGGGGTCCATCGCGTATGGGGTACGCTACGGGTTCCGCCCGCTCGGACTACGCCACCCGGCGCAATTACTGACAGGCCGCGTCTATCTGCCGAATGAGATACGCGCCTGTAACCACCGACCTGTCGCCACCATCCTCCGCAAGCGCGGCTGCGTGCGCCGTGCGGCTGGCGGCTGTCGCATCACAGATGGCCTCACCGCTCACCACGCTCGTGCAGGAAGCGCCTAGCAGCATCAGGGTCATTGCCAAGGTCAACCTCGTCCATGCGTTTGCGCGTGTCTGCATAGCCCTCATCCCTCGCCTTGCTCTTGCCGTTCCAGTATGCCGCGAACAGCGCCACGATGAACGTGCCAGCCGCTGCCAGCCATAGTTTGAGCCGGAGCATCATCTCCGGCCCTCGCCCCAAGCCTTAATGCGCTCCCTGATAATCCACAGGATGCACAACCCCGCGATAGCAGCCGCTCCCAGAACGATGTACTGCGCCACTGGGTCCAGACTACCCAGAACCGTAGCAACGCCTCCTGCGCCCGCTGTAGCGGCTCCTGCGGCGGCTTGTAGCGTTGTGGACTGCGCCTTGCTCCGAGGCTTGGGTGCTTCATCTCCTGTAACCCATTCCTCTGTTGGGTATGCGTCCCAATCTAGCTGGAAATGAGGACCGTCTCGGAACTTCGTCCAATCGCCGCCCCAATCAATCTTGACGCCCTCCGCATCCGCCGCAGCTTTTACCGCTGGCCCCAGCTTGTCATAGAGCGGCCAAGCGAACGCCGCGCCATCCTTGCCAATGGGCAATAGGTCAACCGCGTGTCCGGTCAGGTGGCGGCTGTTCATCGTCTTAGACGCGCCAGACGCATACAGTTCGCGCTGCCGCTGCATTGTCCGCAGCCCTTCAATCACGATGAAGTCGAGCGGGCTTTCCTGTAATGCGCGGTCAATCACGCGCCGCAGGTCGGGATGAATGCCCTTAAGATTGCTCAGGCTGCGCTTGCTGTAGGGTCTCACTTCGACCCCACTTTCGCAATCAGCGCCTTGATGTCGTCGCGTATCTCAGCGAGCATCGCGTTAGTGTCATCACGCGCTGCCTTCGCGAGGTCCATGTCTTCCTTTCGCTGATGCCAGAGCCTTTTGATTTCTTTGGTGTTCTCCACGCTCCGCGCCTCCAGTCGAATGAGCCAGACCAAGAAGCCGACGAAGGCCAGCAGCACGGGCCAAAATTTAAGTAAGTTCTCGGTCATAAGATGCCTCAAGTCGTTCAAGTGTATATCGCGCTCGTTCGACTTCAGCCGCCCACGCATCCGCGATGTGGTTATCCTGCCAAAAGAATAGCAGATTTATTCCCTGCCCGAAACGCTCCCAGAACACGCTATCTTGACCGTCGATATAGGCCCGCGCCGATAACGTCTGCGCCGTGCTACCACCGAAGAAAATGGCGTTCAGCATCCGCGAGAACAGGCTAACGAGGTCATACGCTAGGCGGTAAGGTATGTAAGCAAGGCGGTGCATCAACCGAGTTCCGGCGTGATAACCACTCTGAGTTGTTCCGGCGTGTTCTTGAATGTCTCGATGCTGCCATCTAAGAACGTCACCTCGTACTCGGCTTTATAGCTGCCCGGCGTGTCTGTATCGCCGTTCTGCAAAGTATAGCGAACGTGTCCTGCTGCACCGTCTACAACAGTCGCCGCCGCGTCGATTTTGAGCGTTGTCGCGCCAATTTTCTGCATGTGAAACTGAACGCTCGCGCCCGTTACATCAACGACCGTTCCGTTTGCATCCGTCAGGATGGCGTCAAGTGTGGGCGATGTGTCGTTCTGTTTAAGGTATGCTGTGTCTGTCATGTTCCAAATCTCGTTGACGTATCAAGCCACGCTGCGTCATTTGATGCGTTCCTCCAACGTGCGCTGTTCGATATGTTGAGCCAACGCGCGTCATTGTTAGTGTTCGGCACAAAGGTAGGACGCCCACCACCTGCCGGAATACATACCACAACAGCCGCGCCTGTAATAGAACTCACGGCGGCGAAGATTGCCAGGCCACTTGCCGATACTTGAGCGGTGCCGGACAGGCTTGCAGATGCCGTGCCGATGGCGCTTGCGCTGGCCTCGACAACAGATTGCCCTGCGATGGCGGATGTGGCTGTGAAAACGCTTGAGCCAGCGCCAGAGAACGTCGCGCTGCCCTGCACGTTTGCGTTGGCGGCAATAATGCGCTGGCCGACGGCGCTGAGTGTCCCGCTGCCCGTTATTGTGGCAATGGAAACGCCCGCCTCGACAAATGTGGCGGTAGACGCTCCTGCGATTGTGGCTGTAGATTCCGCTGTGGACAGCCCCTCCGCGCTGACCGCAGCTTGCCCCGATACATCCGCTATAGCCTCAGCGGTGCTTGCGCCCTGCCCAGAAACCGTAGCAGTGCCAGTGATTGAAGCCGTGACATCGCTAGTAGCTGCACCTTGCCCAGAAACCGTAGCCTGCCCGAATATAGACGCCGTTGAAGTAGCTGTTTGTTCGCCTTCAGCACTTACGCTCGCAAAGCCATTGATTGATGCAGTCGTCGTTGCGATAGCCGCGCCATCAGCCGACGTGACGGCGCTACCAGATATGGTCGCATTTGCCTCTGAGACGGATACGCCCTGACCAGAGACAGTCGCAGAACCAGAGATTGATGCAGCAGCCGCACTAATTGCTGCGCCTTGCCCCGACACACTTGCCACACCTGCGATAGACGCGCTGGCCGTAGCAACAGACTGGCCCTGTGCAGATACCGTTGCCGCGCCCGTTATGGACGCGACGGATACCGCTTCAGCATCAACCCCATCATCCGCCAGGGGTGCAGCAGCTAATGGAGAAAATCCGAGCATTGGTCACTCCCCTTACGGCCAGTCAGGTAGGTCGTAGAAATTCGCCGGGATCGGGTCCATCGCCTCAATCACATCTGAGGCCGCGCGGATAGATGCAATCTGGTTCCAGATCGCTTCGCCCGCTGCCCATGCAGCTTGTTCTTCTGGCGTCCAGTTTGCCTCACCCTTCTTGGCAAGCTGCGCCGCTTGGGCCGTCAAATTGCGCTGCTTCCACTCAGGGCAGATAGCAATGATCCGGCGATAAGCTTCTTCTTTGACACGCTCGACTGTGCCGGGGATGTCCTCAACCACCCAACCGCGTGTGACAACGCCGTTTGCCTCAGCCAGTGGGGCTTGAGTCAGGCGCTGATAACGGGGATCATAGGTAGGCTGCGCCTCAACCTGCACCGGATACATCCCGTATGCGGCAAGCAGGTTTTCGGGTGGCGCGGCGGGGAAGCTGACTTGTGGGTTGTCTTTGCGAAGCTGGCGGATAGTGTATCCCTGCCACTTGCCGCCGATCTGTTTTGCGTACATAATCCTACCTTTTTATACGAGGCTATATTCGGTTATACCGTTTACAAACCCAGATACATATAATTTCTGCCCACTATCCCCAAAGCCCACCCCCCACGGGCCAGTTTCTCCGTCAGTGGCTGTGTTTAGAGAAAGCCCGCTTGCAGACGCGGTAGACAAATCAAACGCGCTACTCAAATCGTACTGGTACACGTAGTCTGTCGCATTATCCGAAATAAACATTTTTAAGCCGTCAGGCGATAGCGCAATTCCGCGAGGAACTGTTTGAGAAAGTATAAAGGTTTGAGCCAGCGTAGCGTTATCAACGTCACCGCCGCTAATTGTGACTTTTTCCGCTTTGTCGGCGCCAGAATCTATCTTAAATAAAGTTGGCGTTCCCGAAGGCTCGGCGTAATGCAAACCTCTAGGCTCATTAGTGGAATTGCCGTAATCAAAATTTGTTCTGGTGGACAAGTCGTATGCCGTGCTTAAATCCCAGCTATTAAGAGTATCTGGCCCAGCGGCGGCTAAATAAACTCTTTGTCCGGTAAAGTTGAAACAAACACCTGTCGGAAAATCCGCTTCGGTCTCAACATTAACCGATGTTACGAGACTAAGCGTGCTTATGTCCCACGCGGTGGACAGAGAGTATTCCCGTAAATAGTCTACACCTGAGATGACCTCAGTAGTAAATAAAATAGTTCCAGTGGGGTTAAAATCAAAGTCATAAACTGTTCCACTAAATGACTGGGATTGGACATATGTAGGTTTTGACAGAGAGTACGCTGTATCCGCCCCCACACCCCCAGCGCCCTGAACCTTATGCCACAACATCAGGTGCCGTCCCCCACAAGTGCGCCGTAGAGCGTTGTGCTAACTTTCCAGATCGCAATAACCGTATAGCCTGTAGTTGCCAGCGTAGGTGCGGAACCGCCATTGTTCACCCAAGTTATTGTGGGCCAAGTAATTGTGCGAAAAAACCCGTCATCAACCATCAGCGTGATCGCCTGACCAGCCGTGAACCCGTCTGTGTAGGTCGTGTTGCCAGTCAGCGTGTGGGTCTGCACAGAACCATTGTCAGGTTCCAAGGCAACGCTCGTACCGCTCAGGGCATAGACATCTTCGGTGATGGTCCCTGCGGTAACAACAGGGTTGGTCGTGTTCATCACATCAGCAGCAGCCGCAGTGGCAAACACAACAGCAGATCCAGACAGGTTAATCGCTGCATCTGAGTTGCTACTTTCAGTGACAGTACGGCTCAGAGTGGTTCCAGACGCTGTGTAGGTGCCCGTTCCAATCTCCCAAGCTGTGCCGTCTTCAATGACGTAACGCACAGTCTCCCCGTCAGCCACGCCAGCATCAGCGAATGACTGATAGCCGCTCTCAGCGGAGCCAAGCGTGATTGGACTTCCCGTGCCAGTACTGGCAGTGGACATCTTGGCGCGGTTGACGAGTTTGACCATTTATCAGTCCTCAGTAATCGTGGTGCCAGTACCGATGCGCGGTGTGACGCCAGTCGAAATGCTGATGTTCGGCGTGATTGCCCCGTAGTAGAGGATTTTGCCTGTCCCGGTGCTATCGGTGCCGATTGAGACGTGCGTTGCTGTCTCAGTGCCACCTGTCGCTGCCGGGAAGTCAATGTTGGCTGTTGGGGACACGCTGTTGGCCGTGATGGTCCAGCCGCCAGAAGTCCGAGCCACTGCGACACGAGCATAGCTGGTGTATGCGCACTCGTTCGTGGTCTGGTTGCCAGCCTCTCCGGGGTCAGATGTGTGAAGCGCAACGTACAGGTTCGTCAGGGGAGACGTTCCGGCATTGTCTGCGATGTTGGCGATGGCCGTGGCGTTGAAAATCAACTCCAACAGGTCGTTTTCAAATGTGTTGCCCTTTGACATTGGACAGTCCTCTCAGTTTAACGCCCAAAGGGGCAGGGTTTTGCCGACTATATCACACAGCCAGCGCACAATCTATTTCCGCCGTGCGCGTTGCAGTTCGCGCTCAAGCCGCGCAATCTCTTTGCGCATTGCCACAACGTCAGTGACGCGCTCCCACGCTGGCGATGCTGGTGGCTGGTCTTCTATCGCTGGCGATTCGTCCTCTATAACTGCTGGCAGGTTTTCGGGTTCGTCGCTCATGCTGGTGCCTCCGGCCATGTGATGTTTTCGGGAAAGCCCTCTTGCTGAGGAACGTCGCGCAGGGCCTGGCGATAGGTGGCCCATGCCGCCGCATCAACAGGCGCGTCCGCAACCTGCGTCCAGTCGGATGAGGCTAGAAGGCGGTCGCGCGTTTGACGGGCTTCTTGTGCGGCCATTTCGTCTGGGTCAGGCGCAACGTAAGGCGCGATTGACCCAAACTCGCCAGCCTGTGCGCGCTCATAGAGCGGGTCGCCGGGTTCAAGACAAGCTGACCCGGTGCTGTCGTCTGAGTAATCGGCCTGTATCCAGCCCAGCGCGTTTATTTCTTTAAGGTTCTGAAACATCATGCCACCGCGAAGTCGGCTGTGCCGCTTTCTATTTTGTTATCTGTCAACGTAATTGTACACGAAGACCCGGTTGATGCTGTGACCTGAATGTCAATTCGGTCTCCAAGAACAACCGCCACATCAGAAAAACGCACGCCCGTTAGATTGGTGTACGTGGCAAACGCCGTTCCGTTTTTGCGAAATGAAGTGGTAAATGTCGTGGGACTTCCAGATGATGCGATTGTGGTTGCAACGCGAATTGTCCCCGGGACCAGAACGCCAACTGAAGCCTCATCAATCAGCGCCGACCCTGACCCGCTTCCCGACAGCACGAGACTAAAGTCTTTCAACCTGCGGATAGGCGTGCTGCCGGCTGTTGGTGGTTGTAAAGCCGCTGTCCGAACCTTCGGCGCTCCGCTTGCCCCTTCAGCCAATGCCGTGGGGTTTTCAAACGCCGCCAGAGCCTTGGCGCTTGTCCACGGCTCGCCCGGTAGCAGGCTCGATGTGCTTTGACTTGTCCAACTTGCCATTAGTCCCTCACTGTATCACGTAGCCCGTCGTTCCGTCCGGCATTAGGCCCGTGTTCTCGGTAATGTAGCACGCATTTTCCTTTTCCGCATCAGTCGCGGTTGCGAAGTCAGGCGCGGTGTTTTCCATGATAAAGCTAGGTCGCTCAAACAGGATGAATGATTGCGCTAGGACGCGATAAGAGAACCCCGGCTCAAGTTCTTCCCACTCGATAATCTGCCACGGCTCGGTGACAGGATTGCCCAGCGTGTCAATGGCGTCATAGCTGGTCACGAACATAACGTCGCCAACAGCAAGCGTTGCGTCCTTTTCGGCTAACTGCAATTCCAGATATTGCGGCGTTGTACGATAGCGTTGCAGGAATGAAGCCTGCACCAATACCGCATTCAGGTCAGTGCGCAGAAGCGGCGAATACCATTCAAGATTTCGCACAGTGCCGTCTGCGAAATTTGCGCTCTCGGCCTCAGCGTCAATGCGTATCCGCTGCGTTGAATAGTTCTTCGCGTCGGTCAGGCTTTCGGTCGGGTCTTTGCGCCCGTAGTAAATCGTCACCCGCGTTCTGCGATCGTCAGGCGTGCGCTTAAGTGCGCTGGAAACAATCGCGTTCCGCTCGGTCAAAGTGATTGGCGGTTGGCTTGGCTGTCGCAACGCAAGCAACTTAATCTCTTGGTCCCGCTCATCCCACCAGATGGAAAACATCCCGTCACGCATGGCCTCTGCGCATATCTCGGACACTGGACGCGGCTCAGTGAATGAGCCTGTTCCCTTCAGCGTCGAAAGCCAACTTTCGCCCTCACTTGTCCAGTCGGTTGCGTAAGGTATCAGGCTTGCCGGGATAGTCGTGTGATTATTCAGGAGGTCATATACCATTTCCCAATACAGAATATCGTCGTAGTGCCC